ATGAAAACTCGTATTGATGTTATCGCAAATGAAGAATCTTATAACAACCTTTCTACATTTAATGAAGTAGAAGAACTAAATAAAACTATACGTACATACAGAGATATTATCCGTATGTCTATTAAACGTAACGATGTACAATCTAAACTCATTACATTACTTGAAATTTTAAAGCGCCACAGCTGCAAATATGTGGGCGTTAGTTTCTTATGCAAAAATAGAATAGCTGAAAAGATGGAAGTTTCATATAAAACCGTACAGCGTTTAATGAAAAAACTTGTGGATCTAGAGATGATTAAGCAAGTAGCAATGAAGCGTACAAAAGATATGTTACAAACTTCTAATGCTATTATCATTCAACCAATTGTGGAAGAAGTGTCCCACAAGGTAGATACTAAAAGTCCTACAAAGTGTCCTACCATTAAAACAACACCTGTTTCCTTAAAACAAAATATTAAAGATATAAACAAACGTAATATTAATGAGAATCGCAATACTCCTGAAGAGAACATTGAACAAGCTGATTTTGTTGCTCACTGGGTTCCAGAACGTTTCGTTTCTTTAACTAGCTCTTTCTATTCTGAATCTAAAATAATTCAAGAACTATGGAAGGTCGTAAGACAGTGCAATAAAGTTACAAACTTCTCTACAGGTGATAAAGCATTTGATAAAGAACAGGAGCTTACAATCGGCTTAAAATCTATTAAAGAATTTGTTATGAAAATTAAGTCTGGGGCAAAAATGAACAAGGGTAAATTCGCTTATTTCAACGGGATTGTAAATAACTTAATGGACAAGTTCTACTTTGATAAGGAGTTTATGGAAGCATAACACCCCTTAAAAATACGAACAAATGTTTGATTTTTAATCATTGGCTTGGTATTATATGGTTAGATATTTCATAAACAAAGTGAGGGTATACACCATGAAACCATTAACAAGTAGACAAGCTGAAATTTTAACTTTCATTCAAGAAAAAGTTATAGAAAACGGATACCCTCCCACTGTTAGGGAAATTTGCCAAGCCACTGGACTTGCTTCTAGTTCCACAGTACACATGCACTTAATGCACTTGGAAAAAAAGGGATATATCCACCGCGATCCATCCAAATCACGCACAATAAAAGTTTTAAAAGGAGGATTTAAACATGATTACCAACCCGGTAGCATTTGAAAAGGACAAATTGATTAGGAATATTTATTCGAAACAAAAAGGTATTGCAGCTTTATTATTAAAGCATGAAAAGCGGCAAGAGGTTGCACACCTCATTTACAAATGGCATTCTCATAAAAACTTTTTTATCCAAAACGCCGCTATTACAAATATACCTTTAGATGAACTTAAAGAAAGACATAAGCAAGTTACTCAATTACTTGAGCAAGTAGAGTTATATACAATCCAGTAAACATTTATAAATAATCCTAATATATCCAAACTTTGATTTAATGATGTTGTTATTATATATCAGGAGGTTATTTCATGAGTTATGACACTGTAGCATCGCTACAACGTATGCAACAATTAGAACAAGCTCAGGCTGCAACTGAGAAACGTATAGTGTTAAAGCCAATATATTCTTCTTTAGATACAGTGTTAATTGTTCTTGCAGTTATTCTATTTATTCCAACTTTCACTTTTTCTTTAGTGGCATTTTTAGTTTACTATTATACAAAATTCTTTTTCATGAACACACGATTAGTAAAGAATGTAGCTACTGGTGAAAAGTTTTATGTCGATAAACAGGAATTCAAACAATATAAGAAGGATTTTAAGAAGAAGGAAAAACAAGTTAGAAGGATATCTGACTTGTAATAAAAAAAGCCGGCTCAATTTAAGAACCGGCTCTAATCTTTATTTTATTTAAATGAACCCCAACTACTAACACGTTGCCCATTACTAGTCTCACCACTTGCAATATAACCATAACCCTCCGAACGTTTTTGACGTAACCAAACATATCCATCTTTTTCGTAACCGAATGCATCATACTTAACTTCATCCCCTGCATTAAGGGTAGCAATAACAGGAGCATCAGTGAATGGTTTGGAACGAAGTTTAATAGATGTATTTAACGTTAATACACCGTCTTGTTTTGTAAACCAACTAGAATCATATTGACTAGTTGCAATTGTTTCCTCTCCCCCAATAAACCACTCTAAACTCTTATCCCCTTCTAACAAGTTAATATCCACTTTTCCGATACCATCAATAGAACCGTTATCTGTGTATTGCCAGATATCACATGGATAAGAAGGCTTTTTCTGTGGTGTACCATCATTTGTTCCGTATCTTGGTAACCAAATGAAATCGGCTTGTACACTTTGTAAATTGTAATCACCGTACATATGATGAGCTACATAAAATCCTACTTTCCAACCTGCAGCTTTACATGTATCAATGAAAGCTTGTGATGCTTTAGCTAAATCATTAAGATTACTCTTGCTTTTCATTGACTTTATTGTATCGTCTTCCACATCTAATACAAGGAATTTAGCATTAGGATTTACTCTTGCTAGAAAGTCCTTAGCTTCTACAATTGCATCCACTACTGATACAAAACACCCATAAGCATATGCAGCATGTGGAATGCCATATCTCTCTAAATTCGCTACATGGTCATTATACAAGTGATCTATTAAATTTGATCCATATTGCACACGACAAATAGCCAATTCAATTTGTGGTGCTGCAACTGGCCAATTCATTTTATTGTTCCATTTTGATAAATCTACAATGTATCTCATTATTGAACATCTCCTTCAAATAGTTTTTGTTTGATTTCTGTTACATCTTTAGAAATAGATCCAAAAGCCTTTGCCTGTTCCTCGATAACTTGTTGGTTTTTATCAATTACTTGTTGATACTTTTCTTCACGCTGCTCATTCTTTTTTTGTGTAGTAAATAGCATCCACACAAATAATGCTGCAAATGCTCCTTGTTGAATAACTGAATTGAAAATTGCATCTTCCACTGTTCACATCCCCTTTGCAAAAGAAAAAAGCCTGCTTTAAGCACGCTTTTGTTTTTATATAAGTCATATTTTGTTTTAAAATTACTCTCTTACTTATTTATCACTAAGTAATGTATATAGTAATAAATCAGCAATTATTTGTTGTCCTTTTTCGTTCGGATGAAAATTATCGTTGTTAATACTATTAAACGCCACACCAAGGTTTGTTATTTGATAACTATAATAGCTATACAAATCTACAAATCCCGTCTTATTTTCATCGGATAATTTTTTTACTATTGGATTTAAATCTTTTTCTAATCGTTTATTAACTGAATCAGATTCCATTACTTTATTAGAAGTTCTTAATAAAATTTGAGCATTAGTCTTCTGTTGTATCTGTTCAATTATCCACTTATATTTAGTTTCAAAATCTTCATTAGATATTTTTCTACCTGCATCATTTAATCCGGAGTTTATTACAACTAAATCTGGATTGATATTAATAATCTTATCAATTCGTGCAGACATATCAATAATTGTATTACCAGATACCCCTGAGTTAACTATTTTAACTGCGTCTGATCCATAAGTATTTTTTAAAAAATCATTTATAATCGATACGTGCCCAGGTTTCCCGTTTGTTTGGAAATTCTGTTCTGTTGTCGAATCACCCAAGAAAACTATAGTTGCTTTTTCTCCTTTATCTAATTTTTCTATAGCCTTTGTTTTAAACGGTATCAAATTTAGTCCGGTTATTATTTCAGGAGATATTCGTTCTGAAACTTCTTTTTTAGACGCATTGATTTTTTCTTTTACTTCGTTATTTTTCTTTTCTTCTTCAATTTGACTACTACTTTGTGCTTTTTTAACATCAGCTTTGACTTTACCGTCATAATAAATTTTACCTATTGTAATTGTTGCTAAAAATATAATTCCAATCAATATAGCACTAATTTTCTTCATATGTTCCTCCTAAAATACATTTATATACAAATATTAACGTATTAAGAGATAAACTCCAATTATATTTTGCTATTTTCTCGAATTATATTAATTCTGAAACATGCAATATTTTCCGATTTTTCATTATTAATCTGTAATTTCAGTTGGTTTCTCAGGTTCCGTTACAGGTGGTTGCTCTGGCTCTTTCAGTTCTTCTTTAATTAAACCAACTTGTGAAACTTCAAATTTTTGATAAATATTACATCCAATTAAAACCGTTGTTACAGAAGAACTGTTTAATTGTGCATTTAAAAACTTAATATCAAAATCATTATCCACTGGTATTTCTACAGATTGTCCATTTTTTAATAGCACTTTTACTTTATTTGAAGAATTATCTGTAGAATCTATAGGAACAATGACTCTTTTAACATCAAAACGAGCAAAAATGTTATCACCAATTAAAACGGTAGTAATTTCTCCATTGTTCAATTGCTGATTAAGTAACACTGGATTATAATCATCTGTTTGCACTACCAATTTTTCAGTTGTATTTGTATATATCTCAATTGTTTTCATGTAAGCCCATCTCCTTTTGTAATTTTTCACTATAACTAATGCTGCATTTATCATACATTCCCGCTGCACTTGAGCCTTTAATTGGTTCGTCCACAACAAGAGTAACATTCATGATAATTGGTTTATTTCCAACCAATTTCTTAATTAACCACTCTCTAAATTTACTCATCTTAAAAAGTCCCTCCTACACGACTCTGAATAAAAAGACGTGAAATAATGTTAGCATTTACTCTTCCTAATTTATCCGGGAAGATTTCAATTGTGTGCCACTTCCCTCTCTCGACCTTCCCTCCACTATCTTTTGAAAGATACGGAATAAGATTAATATTATCTGCTGATACTGATTCAACTGGTACTATATTCCCATCTACTTTAATTAATACTTTACTTGGTTTTTCAGAAAGCTTAAAAATCCCGTGAAGTATATCATGGAAATGGTCTGGCAGAATAATTTCGTGTATATGGTCTTTTAATTCTATCTGGTGAACATGATCGTTTAATACTATCTGATGCACATGATCATTTAATGTAATTTGATGCACGTGATTTGGAGTTTGAAAGCTATGTGAATGAGATGGAATCAGTACTGCATGAACGTGATTTGGTAAGTTTATCGCATGACTATGTGAAAAATAATCACCTGGTATTTTAATTTCGTGTAAATGATTACCCCAGTTTTCACTGCCTATACTATTCTCTGGTACTCCTGACATAATAGAAAGTTCAAGAAAAGTTTTATGCTCAGAAGTTGTTGAGATTCCCCCACCAGCACTACTAGTTTGACTTGAACCTCCTCCACTCTCAGTAGATTTAGAAACGCCTCCACCTGCACTTGACGAGGCTATTGTGGCGCCTCCTCCACCAGTTGATTGAATGGTACCACCTCCAGCTCCCGTGCTTGCTACGATAGCACCTCCACCACCAGTTGATTGGACTGTTGCCCCTCCGCCTTTAGTAGCTTTTGAATAAGCCCTAAATTCTTCTATAAAATACGTTAGAATTAGAGAATTTATATTTACAAGATCGTCTGGTAAATAAAATCTCATTACAGCTGGATTTTCAGGGTCGCAATTATCGTTATAATCGTGTGAATCTATATTTGTTGCACCTTGTGAATAGAGTTCATTAATCTGCTGTCGTTTTTCAATATCAGCTTGGGTTGTGCCCAAATCAGCAACCTTATTTTCTAACTTTAATTTCACATCAAGTGGATTACCAGTAACATCACCTTTTGGACGGTCCATCACTCTTAAATCAACCCAAATATCTAAGTCCTCATCAAAAAGTCGAACTAATTTACCTGTCTCAAATTTTTCTATCTTGTATGGATCTATCAATTCATAATCTATAACATCAATTTCATAACTTACCTTTGGTGTACACCTTTTGATTAATAATGACCTAGCAGAATCATAAAGTGATTGTGCATCTTGGAATCGTTTATCCACCCAAATATAGTCGAACCCGTCATACAAATCTCGAATAAAACCAGGAGCATCTATATAAGGCACTCCATTATTCACATCTTTTATTGTTAATTGATTAACTCCTTCTCCATAACCATACGGATAAATTCTTGTCATTACATTAGTTGGATCAGTATATCGTTTAATACCCTTCATATTCTTCCTGTACCGAAGTTCTGCAGTCACTTCATCGGTTATTCTCACTAGATTCAATGTCCAAGGATATGAAGAATCATCCCATGTCCATTGGTACCTTTCATCAAATGGTTTAGGAATGCTTAATAAAGGTCCAAGTAATGTATTTTCATTTTCCCAAGCATAATGAAAATATCGAATGAATTCGCATTCCCCCATTTTCCAATGTTTAATACGTTGCTTACTTAATAGATATTCGATAACATCTTTTGTCGTATAGTTAGATAATTGATGATAACCAAAAAGCACGCCATCTAACAATGTAGATAAGACGTGCTCACATTCATAAGTTATAATTTTTTCATCCGCATCTCTGTTCTCCTTGCTATCCATGATGCGAAACATCCCTATACGCTTTTCATTATCAAATATCTCCACATAATCAAACGTTTCGATTTCTTCTCGTTTCAAATCAGTGAATGGTAATGAAAATCCTGCCGTCCACACTTCATTTAAAGGTGGATTGTATTTTATTTTATATGCATTTTCTAAATATGCTTTTAACTGTAATTGTTTATTATATAGTTTTAACAAAACATCACCCCGCCCACTTAGCAGTCATTTGTCCTACAGCATACTCACCCATTGACTCGAATCCAGTATTATTAGGATGCAGTAAATCGTATAGCATTGTACTGTAATTCCCTTTCCCTATACCGCTTTCTGTGAGCATATCGATAAGAACGCAAGAATACATTTTAGCTATTTGTCTAAGTCCCTCTGCCACTTCGTTCATTTTTGCGGACGGTCTTGTACCTCTTCCACTTCTAATAGGCGTGAAAATATGAATTCTACACTTGGGATTTTTTGAACGGATATATTCAATAGCTGCACGTAGTGCTCCAAATGTTGTAGTTTCATCAAAGTTTGTATCTTCCTCTGCTCCTACCACTCCAAAGTTAACACCTTGGCCAACATCATTTGTAGTACCAGCAATGGTAATCGCGTTATATTTAGAAATATCCTCTTTTAAAATATCGTCCAGTATACAACCAACACCTGCAATGCCTGTTCGTGCAATTGTAGCACCGCTATGACCAAAATTATCTACAATTGCTCCAGCTTTTCGCATGTAATATTGATACCCTTTAATTACAGTATTTCCGTTATCATATTCTGGAACTGTTTTACCATCCAGCCAAGTTATACTATCACCAAATGTTGCTATTAACTTCCCAAAAAGTTTACTAGTAGAAGGAATAGACCAAGGGATCTGGAATCCATAAGGAGAATAAACTTTTGGTTTTGTTGCAGATTTTTTTAACATATAAGTTGGCAAATCATTTTTTACAACGTTCACACGAACTATTCGCGCGTTTTCAGGAACTGTTACGGTATACCAGCCTGCTTCACTCTGAACGAAATCAATTTTCTTAATGAAACGATTCTGTTCATCTAGAAACACACCTGATTGTGCATATCGATAATTACAGCCAATTATTTCTCCTGGAGTCACCACAATAGATCGAGATAAATTTATGATTGCACTGTCTAGAATGTTTCCCAAATCGTCCATATACTTATTTTTCGTTGATGTAGTATCATCATATAAATTTAATGCTTCTACACCAGCTAATCGTTCTGGTTGAATCAGAGATTGTAAGAATTCAGCTTTACTCGGCAACCATTCAGATGTATAACCATAATACGAATAAGATGTTGGTTTTTCTGCAGTCTTTTTCAACATAAAAGCAGTAAGATTACCCTTCGCAACATTGACACGAATGTAACTAGCGTTAGACGGCGTATTATCTGTAAACCAGCCACTACCTGCTATGGTTTCATTAAAATTAAATTTACGAATCCATTCTTTATTATGATCAAAAAAACCGCCCGGTGTTTGATACTTAAAGTTAACTCCAATTGTTTCTCCTGGATTGACTTTTATATATCGCGTTACATCTATAGACGTACTATCATTCTCGAATCCCGCATCGGTAATATATTTATTTATTGTTCTCTCTGCTGGATTAAATAAGTTGGTAAACTGAATTCCATGTAATTGTTCGGGTAACAAATCAATATTTACCGCTTGTTTTTTTACACCCTCATATTCATTCAGGCTAAAGTCAAAACCTTTCGCCACTACCAATGTATTTGGTGCGATATCCAAAGATTTATCAAACTCTATCCCTATCCAGTTATATGCATTTGCAGGAGGGAAATCACCTGCATTAAATGTTTTCTTAAACCATGTATCTACTCCTGCTGTATTAGCGACTTTTTCCCATTCGGACCATTTCCCATAAGCCACCCTAAATCGAACGCGACAAGCTGCGGTAAATACATTTGCTAAAAACCTCACTGTAATATCTTCATTTGGATTAACGTTTCTTAGAAGTTTGTATTTAACACAATCCCCTTCTACATAAGTAGCACTATCAACTCGTGTTCCGAGTTTACCTGAATTAGTAAGAACAAGATTAATACTTTCTGCCTTTTCATAATACTCCGGAATAGTCGAGAAACCAGGATTGTTCATTAAGTTTACATCTGACTGAGATAATCTAGTTTTTAAATCTTTATATCCATTCCGTGATTCATCCATCTCAGTTAATGATCTATTGGCTTGTTTAATACCATCATTTATTATAGGTACTCCCTCTTCTAGAAACGTATCAACACTTAATAATTTTATAGGCTCTACTGCCATATCTTTTCACCTCCCTATTTGTATTTCCCTCTAAAGTTAAATGTCACTTTTAAATTCAAATTACTACCGCCAATCTGCACTTTATTAGTTCGAGGTAACAATTCTAATTTTTCAAGGTCACCTGTCATTTTAAATAAGTAATTTTGGTTATTCTTTTTCACCGTGTATGTTGCTGCATCGATTAATAAAGTTTCATTGTTCAAATCGCCAAAAGAAAAACTCTTGTCATTTATAACAAGAGTTAATCCATTTACAGTTCCTACGATTTCAATAATCGGACGAACAACTAAAGTTCCAATATTATTTACTTCTAAACTTTGCGGACTATTCACAATGTATTGAGAAGGTTTGTAACCAAATTGAATTTTAGTTACAAACGGAATTTTACTTCCCCATTTTATTCTATCGTTACTGCTCACTACAGAATAAGCACGTGGATCGTATGCAACTAAAGGTAACACAAACTTTCCCTCTTCAGGTAGCCTATCTGGAGTGATTTGTTGTGCCAATTCTACATAATAAAATTTACTTGAATCATAATCACGTACCATCTTAACTTTTCTTGGATTTCCATATTGATCAAAGAAAAAGTCCGTAAATTTCTCAAACTTACGTTGCATTTCTATATGAAATCTTTCCATAATCATCAATGGATATGTGAAAGGTTTCTCCTTCACTTGAGTTCCAAACGGAATAACACCTTCCACACCAGGAATACTATAAGTCTTACGGTCAAAAATAGGTGTAATAGAGTCATCGTATCCTGGTTCACAAATAAAACCAAAGTCTTCAAATCTATATTTATCATCTAATGTAATCATATAATCACCCCTTGACCACGAGCACTAATTCTATTGTTTTGATTTAACTGTTTACTCATACCAGGAGCAAGTCTTGCATTTACTTCATCTGCATCTAAATAAACGTGCACTACCACATCACCATTTGTTTGTGGCATGGTATCAGCGATACCTTTACCAATTGCACCAAGTGTCTTCTCATTCAGAGGTAAAACACCCTCCGGTCCAGCTTCACCTGCACCTTGTAAGTTACCACCGTTCATCCCGAAAATAGTCGGACGAGTAAAGATACCACCTTTAGCACGCCACTCTACACCAATACCTGATGGGTATTCAATTTCTTTACCCAAAACATTTTTCGTACTAGTCTGCAGACTAAAGTGTGGCATTTTAGGCATTTCAGGTTTAGGAATTTTCAACTTCAAATCGTTAAAGAATCCCTTAATCTTCCCAATAAATTTTTCTACACTGTCAACTGCATCTTTAATTGGGTCAATAATGAATCGTTTTGCGGCTTCAAATTTTTCTTGCGCTGCATTCTTTACTGAATCAAATTTTTCTTTAGCCGAATTATATAAGTCAGTAAATTTTTGCTTAGCTGAATTGTAAGCCTCTGTTACTGGATCGATAACGTATTTTTTTACTGCATTCCAAGCCGTAAGTGTATAAGATTTTATAGTTTCCCAATTTGCTAATATCCAAGTTTTCAATTCACCAAGTTTTTCTTTTGTCGCATTCCACAATTCTTGAACTGGTTGAATGACATACTGTTTTACCAAATTCCATGCTGCAAGTGTATAAGATTTCACTGTTTCCCACTGTGAATTTAACCAGGAGACAAGCTCACCAAGCTGTTCTTTACACCAATTATACGCTTCGGTAATCGGATCAATAATGTACTTACTTATGGCAGCCCAAGCAATTTGTGTACCAGCTTGAATAAGTAGCCAAGCAGCTTCTAAAACTGTAGAAATCAATGAAATAATTGGAGCTAAAACAGTAAGGATCGTATTCCAAGTATCTTGCCAAGCTTGTACTAATGTCCCCCATAATTCAGAAGCTGTTGTAACTAACGACGACCACCAAGAAGATGCTGTTTCAACAATTCCCGACCATAAATCACTAAAGAACTGACCTATAGGGTCAAAAAATTCATGCATCATTCCTACAAAAGAAGACCAGGCTTCTGAGAAATACTCAACTGTGGAAGACCAAGCATCTTCACAAGTTTGAACTATGCTATCCCACAATTCACCAAACCAATCTTTAAATTGCGACCACTTTTCAGAAAGCCAATCGGTTATAGTACCCCAATTTTTTATAGCCCAAATAACTCCTGCTATTACTGCAGATATCCCAGCGATAATAAGCATAACTGTTCCAATCGTCGTACCTAGTGCTAAACAAGATATAACTACAGCCGCAATAATAGGAGCTAAAAGACCAACTACAGCAGTTAACCCTAGAAAAATAAAAGTAAAATTTTGAATTGGTTCTGGCAATTTAGTAAACCCATCAACTAAGGTTTTAATCCCCTCTACTACCGGAGGTAAAACATCTTTAGCTAGTTCAGCAAGCTTTGCTCCAAGCGGTTCAATGGCTGCTTGCGTTTCACGTAACGCGCTTTGGAACTGTTGCCCCAGTGATTCTTCCTGAAGCTTTTTCATTTCATCCATACGACCATTTACATCACCAAGACCACCATGAACATTATTTAAGCTCAATACTGCTTCTGCGCCCATGTCTTCCCATTTCACGCCAAATAGAGCAACACCAATTTGGTTTGCCTTTACTTTGTCATCCATCTTTTGTAGGTCACCTAATACAGCATTAAATACATCAGCTGCGGTTCCTTTACCTTCATTGAATGATTTCCATACTTTTTGTGTCTCTTCTGATAAATCGCCGAATCCTTCTGATACACCTTTAGATCCATCTTGTACGCGAATACCAAATTCTTTCACCAAATCATTTATATAATCTAAGTTGTATGAACCATTTTTTGTCCCGTTCGCAAGAATGGTGAACATTTCATCCGCACTGAAACCTGCTTGTTTAAATAACGGTGCATACTCTGAAAGATTGTCAAAGAGTTCATCTGAATAGTTCAACCCAGCTTGAGCACCCGCTGCCAATAAATCAAATGTTTGTTGCGTAGATAAACCAAACTGTGACATTAATTGCCCTGCACCTCTCGTAGCCTCGTTTAAATCAACATCATAAACCTTCGCCAATGTTAAAACATCTTCTGATGCCATTTGCAACTCGTCATATGGAACGTCCCTCATATTTTGATAGACTTTAATAAGTGCGGTATCTACCTCTTCAAGACTTTCACCAAACCCCTTTTTCCACACGTCTTGCGAAATCTTACCGAGATTTTCCGCTCCTTTTTGAGTCAATCCTAATGAAGATTGAATTTTCCGTTGAGATCTATCAAAATCTATGGCTATATCCATAGCTGCCTTACCAAGTTCAATCAGTTTCTCTGACATCCCTTGCAATACTTCTGTAGCTTCCATCATGTTGTGCAAATCTAACTTCTTACCTAGTTGCTCCATACCATCTGAGGCTTGAGAACCACTTTGACCAACACTATGCAATGAATTCTCAAACTGCTTCAATGTAGTTTTTGCTTGATTTAATTTCGTTTCAAGCTGTTGTACTTCTGTGGAATTCTCACCATACACACGCTTTGCTGCACTTAATTGTTGTTCTAAGTTGTGGACGACTCTATCAGTCATTTCCATTTGCTGACGTAACTGTTTCTGTGCTAATTCTAACTTATCAGCTTCACTAGCATTCGCTCCTAGTTCGGCATTTTGAAGCTTAAATGAGCTTGTCAGGCGCTTTTGCTCCGCTTCAAGTTGTTTAGTATTAGCTTCAAGTTTTTCCATATCTCCACGTGCTTCTCGTGCTTCAATCGCTTGTTCTGAAAGACCTTCATTTACTCTTTTCATTGCATTATTTAAAGATGTCTCGGCACGTTCAGCATCTAGTAATTTACCGTACATTTTATTGAGCTGTTCGGCGGTTGTATTAGTATCCTTAGACATTGCTTCATATTCAGCACGTAACATTGATGTACGTTTCTTAGCTGCTTCCATTTGAATTTCTAATTTTTTCTTTTCAGCTGCTAATTTATCAGTCATTGTGGCATCTTGACCCATTGCTGCAATATGATTCTTGTATTCTTTTGCTGCATTATTCATAACCATATTAATTTGCTTCAATGTCTGAGCATACTGGACTTGACCATCCATCTTGAAATTAAGAACAACGTTTCTTTCTTTATTCCCTGGCATATTTTCACCTCATTTCTTAATAAAATGGAGTCTGATCTAAATAAACTCTTTGTGGTTTTACTGCTTTCTCTTCAAGTGCATCGGGATTGTTGTATCTAAGATGCATAATGTATTGCTTTAAAAAATGATTAGGAGTGATTCTCCAAAAATCATTCATACTTAAACCTAGCAACGTATTACCGACATAAAAATAAAAATCCCAATCCAATTCGGACTGAGATTCTTCATTTTCATTCAGTATGTTCTTTGCTTTTTTTCTTTCTTCAACTTCTCCATATCTTCAATTTGGAAGTTTTGACCGTTAAAGATTTCGAATACTACTTGGAAAATACCAGGTATATCATAAAGTGGAATAGCATTTTTAATTTCAGTAGGTGTACACTCTGTTCCACCACTTCGGACCATTGCATAAATCAACGAACGCATCAGTTTTGCTTCTTGTTCTCCTAAACTGAATTCTCCTTTTGCCAACATATCATTCATTTCTTTTTCGAACTCATGATACGGCTTCCCATAAGATTCTTCCACATAAGGGAATGATTCAAATGTAAAAATAACAGGGATTTCTACACCCTGTATTTTGATTTTATTTAAATTTATATCAACGTTAACTAAGTCACTTAAACGTGCCATAATATCACTCCTATTCTCCTGTGCCTGTTCCTAGCAACGATAATTGAGATTTATCACAAATAACCTGTTTCATGAATTCCTCAACAGTAATACCTGTTGCTGAAGAACGAGCTTCTGAAAAGTCTACTTCTGTCACATCATTGAATAACAAAGGAGTCGCTTCCATAGCTAACGCTTGATCTTGAATTTCCGCTTCTTCCGTTGTGGTAGTAAATTTCTCTTCACCTGGTGTAACTTGTACACGAGGATACCAACGACCGATACGTGAACCATCACTTAAAGGAGCTACAAAACCAACTGCAAACATTGGGAACTCTTTTAATGTTGCTTTATTGAATACAACACCTTTTTCAGCAAGATAACCGTAGATTGCATCTTTAACAATTTGTGGTAAAGCTACATGACTTAAAGACAATGTATACTTTGAATTTTTACTTGCATTAACAAATAATTTATTAGATGCCCACTTCTGAGTTACTGTACTATTCCCTGCAATGCCAATCTCAACAATGTTATCCATTTGATAGATTTCTTTATCATAAGTAGGAATCTGAGCTTTCGTATCTTTACCGCCTTCCATCATTGCAATATACAATGACTCAATACCTACTGGATACAATAGTTCTTTTTCTTTTGTTGCTGCCATTTCTATCATCCTCCCATTTTATCTACTATTTTTTGAGCTAAGATTTCTGCTATCTTGTCACCTTCTGCATCAAAGGTATTCTGTACAAAGTGTTTCCCCTTCACACGACCTTTTCCATTTGCTTTTTTATGACCGTTTTCGTATAGGTACCAATACCAAGCTTCATCTTCAAATTCCACAGATACAAGATCATTTTTTACTACAACCTTCAAACTTTCTTTTAAATGAATTTGCTTGTTCTTATTGGATAATTTAATTTTTGGTTTTAACTTGCTTATGAAATACTCTGCTGCTTCTTCTAAAAACTTCTTTTCTACTTGTTTATTAACTCTAAGCAACGTATTAATATCTTCCAAAGCATCAGCAAAACCATTATTATTACTAGCCATTACTGAATGCACCTCACATACGTTATAAACTGCGTTATGGTGTCATCATTCTCGTCATAACCCATTCCATCAAATTGAGAATAGGAAACACCTGCATCGTTAAAAACAGTCTTTAATGGCTCATAATCTTTTTCTGTACCATCTGTGATAACTGCAATCTGATACAGTGGCATAGATTTAAGAACTTTAGAAGATGCACGCTTATGTTGCTCATTCACAAATTCATACACAATGTAAGGATATTTTGCGCCAGTAGGTGCATCATCACGATAAACCGGAATACCTGATTCCTTCATGATTGTTCGTAACTGCTCAAAATTAATTTGCATAGGACAAATTCAACTCCATTATCCGTTCATCCTCACGGACATAAACTCTATCAATGTTGTAAATCGTATCTTTAATTTTGATACGGTAATCTTTTTGATTTTCTTCAATTGCTCGATCTAAACGAACTTCAATCTTTTTCATGATTTCATTTCCATCTTGACGACTGAAATGTTTGTCTGTAACCGTCACACCAATATTGTTATAAAGAATATTTCTTTCAAATGGATATCCCATCACAACACGGTCTGTGTCTGGATCAATGGTTTCACCAAGCTTTAATAAATCAGCTCTCCATTTTAATTTATTCGTCAGTCTCTTCGGCATCGTATTGCTCCTGTATGATAAAAGGTGTTATTGCATCAAGTGCTTGGCTAAGTTCTTTTTCTGATACACGATATTCATAAAAAATAGCTGCACACATAATAATTAGGTACTCGTCTTGTTTACCTGTTGAGCTTTGAACATACTTTTTACCTTGTTCAATATAAAAAGAGAGCATGGATTCTTTCATGCCCTCTTCCCATTCAATATGTTCCTTTAATTTCTCAATTAAATCATCCATATTAAGCTCCAGTTGCTGCTTTTACTTCAAAACGATAAACAGCTGGTTCAAATGGTGAATAGATTAATTGACCATCTAATAAGTTATAGATTTGGAAACCAACTTTATTTGTACCAGCAAATTTTTCAATCAGTTTTTGTAATTCCATTGCACCAATAACATCTTGGATATGGAACGCTGAAAAATCACCAAAATATAAAACTGGAACATCTGGTTTTCCTTTTACATCAGCTGCATCAGTAAATTCTACAGGATAACCAACAAGCGTATTACCAATACCGCCCTCCGCTTGTGTCATTGGGCGTAATAATGGGAATCCATCAGCAGTTTTCATTTTCTCAATTGCCGTTAATGCTGCACGGTTAATAATAAAGCGCCCTTTTTTCATTACTTCTGTAACTGGTGTATTTTTAAATTCAATTAAAGCATCATACATTTTTTGACCGGCATCAGTTGCCTTTAAATCTACTGGTACAGAAGGTGTAAACGCTACTGCTTTCTTCGCTAATGCACCAGGATTTTCATTTCCAGCATCATCACCATTAAACATGAAATTAATTTCTTTACGTACATAAGCCTTTTTCAGCTCGTCCACAACAATTTGTTCAATGGGAGCACCTGTCATTTTTAATAATTTTTTAGTAACAGTAGCAAGTGCATCGAATTCAGCTGGATCAAGTAAAACTTCATCAAATTCAATATCTGTTGCTACGATTTCATCACTATCTCCACGTTCTTTTTTACGGACATTCGCATTTGCTTTCTTAACAAGCACTGGATACTTCACATCACCAGAAGTTTTTACAACTGAACCATATTTACGAAGTAAATTTTCTTCTTGTGCATACGTAATAATTTCACTTGCGATTACTTCTGGAATAGTTACTGATCCGTTCCCTGCTTCAATACCAAGTGAGCGAGCTTCAGCTTCACTAATTCGACCAACTACAAAATTAGCAAAAGCTGAACGGATTTCTTTTTCTTTCGTTTTCGTTGTTTTATGTCCTCGTGTAGAAAGACCCGATGCAATAGCTGACATTGCTGCATTTCGTTGCTCTGGTGTTAAACCAGTTCTATTTTCTCCACCATCATAATTGTTAGCACGACCTTCTCCGCCTTCTCCAGAACCATCAGTACCAGATTCACCAGAACCCTCTTCATCATCTTCATTTCCATCTTCATCAGAACCATCATCTTCAAGATTTGCTAAAGCATCTGCAACTTCTTGTAATTGCTTGTTAATTTCATCGATTTCTTCTTGAATTGCTGGTAAGTCTTCAGCACGTAACTCAGGATTTTCAACCTGTGTACGTAATTCTACTAATCTTTCATTACTTCTTTTTTGTAATGCTAATAATAATTGTTTGTTCATTTTACTTTTCCCCCAAGATTTGATTTATTTGTTTAATCATTTTCATTCGCTGTTCTACTTCTTTACCGATTTCTTTACCACGAACTAATGATGCTTCAGTATCGTCATAAGCTGGTATTGAAACAACTGATATTTCATAAAGTTCTACTTCTTTAACAGTCCTTAATGCTGGCTCAACATTATAATCCCAATCTTCTTCAGTTACCCAGAATCCAAATGAGCATTGATTAATATCGCCCCTGGACATACTTTCTGCTAAATCACGACCAGTAGAAGTGTTAGGTAATTCAACTTCAAATTTCAGTCCCCTTCCATCCTCTTCTAATCGTAAGGTTCCGCTTTTAGTTCTACCCAAAACGTTATCCCAGTTATGGTTAAACAGTGCCCTAATATCCCCATTCTCAGAAAGAGCACGTGCAAAGGCACCAGGTGCAATAATTTCATCAAACCAACCACCAATAGATGTTTTTGAATTAAACACAGCTGCGTAACCAGTTATCAATGAAGGTTGTTCTTCTGTAGCATCTCTAGTATTTAATTTGGTGATGTCAAATGTCCGTGTTTCCTTTGTCTTTGCCATTTCCATCACCTCCCTTCAATGAATCATCAGTTGCATTTTTCTTACCAATTTCAGTTAAATCATTAGAAATATAGATTGCTTGTGATTCAGGTGTATTTTGTTTTGGGAATCCAAGCATATCTGCAACATTATCTGGTGATGTAATACCAGTTCGAACAATGTTGTAAGCAATGTTTGTTTTCATGCTATAAGTAACAAAATCAAGAATATTAATCTTGAATTTAATACGTTTATCCGAATTTTTTCCGAAAAAAAGAAGACTCAAATGGTCTTCAAAATTTTTCATTATTGGTCTAACTGCCTTGTTATGCAAATACATCATAGATTTCTCAAGATCTTCTTTAATTAAAGCTGTATATGTGTCCACATTTATTCCTAAAAACTTACCTAAATCTTTTTTGTATACATTTAGATATGCTAGAGTCTTTTCATCGTCTAGTGGGCTTTTAAGTGTTTCTATTGAATATCCTTTTCCAAGTGGAATCATCTTAACAGACCTTGATTCATCAATTGACTCCAATTGATCTAAAATAGCTTTGATTAATATAGACTGTGCACCATTCTTAGGATTAATATGCGCATCCATCTTTAACATAAAGGCTAATAGACCACCTTTTTTATATTTATCCGTTAAAGTTTTCTCGGCTGACATAACCCCTTCAAGCGTATCCTTCCCTAAATCAAGAATACCTTTTCCTTTTAAGTGATCTGCACCAATGTTTTTTACATGACGGATCATAAATGATGAAATTTCTTCTCCACCTACTTTAAAATGCTCTATCAATCTATCATCTAATTCCGTATAAACATTTGAAGCTAAATGTAATTGATCTCCATCCAAAACCGGAAACGTTTCACCCTGGAGCAAATAGGTATTAGTCATTAACTTAATGAATTCTGATTGTGTAAGATAGTTATTCGGATTCTTCAACACTTTAAGAGCAAAATCATCTTTAATTTCTTTGCCTTCTTTATCTTCCACAACTATCTCAGCTAACATCATTTGATTACTTATATCTTGTAGCAACTCATAAACATCGCTAGATTCTAAAATATTGTCACTGCTTACATATCTACCACCATAACGAATGCTATTACCTAAAATGGCATCAAACAAACCGCGATTCTCTAACTTTCGATACAAATAATTTGAAAACCGATCTCGTAAACCCAATTTCTCACCGCCTTCCTATCTATAAATTTCACCAATTAATTCATCCATTCCCTCTTCACTCACATCATCCATAATCATCATGGTTTCTTTATGGGCAACTAAAAAAGCAACAAATCCATCAATCTTCTTTTTGGACTGTCGCTTACTAGGGGCTTTCATTCCGTTAATATTTGTAACTACTACAACATTAAGAGCACAATAAACAAATAAAGGATTGTCGGTAATTAAACGCTTTTCATAAATTAGTATTTCTGAATCATCAAGCATTGCATTCATAACGTTTGGATACTGATTTACTGCAATACATTCTAAACCAAGATTTTCAAGCTTCTCTATTAACTTTTGTGACATGGCTGGGTCATAGTTTATTTGTTGCACATCGTATAAATCCATGCATTCAACGATATATTCCATAACTTGGTCTTGGTCAATCATCTTCCCATCACAAAACATAGCAAAACCACGTTCAACCATATCAGTATATGGGACGTTGTCCTCTTTTTCTTTAAAATCAATGTTTTCATTAGGAAGGAAATACATCTGTTTCACTTTTATAATTGACCTTCCTTCGTCATCGTGTGAAGGGAAGTTTAAACTTACACATGTTAAATCTGTTGTTTTAGATAAGTCTAATCCTAAATAACAAGTTTCACCTGTAAGATCACCCAAATCTTCTACAAGAACATGTTGTACTTGATCATGCTCAAAATAATTATCAGCGCCATTTACGAAAACATTTAAATGCTTAGAAAGGAATTCAGCTTTTGAATGTGCGGACTGCTTCGCCTTTTTAAATTCAATCTCAAGTTGTTCCATCGTAACGGAAACACCAATATTAGGGTTAACCATTTCCCAAACTTTACGATCTTCCCAATCATAATTTTTATTCGGTTCCCAGATTGCAACAAATAAGGAATCATCATCATCATTTTCAAGAACAAGTTTCGCATATTTATAAACACGCATACCAACAGATGAAGCACCTTTACCAGCCGTTGAAATATTAAGCATCATTGGCTGTTCACGAGAAATCTGAGCTGACTTCAAGTTATCATACATGTCCATATTTTCTTGCGCATGGAGTTCGTCATTCAACACAAAATAAGGGTTCTTTCCTTCAAGACCCTTAGTGTTTTTCGTTAATACTTTGAATTTATTTTGATATGCAATTCCATTGATACTATATCGATACATAGCGCCACTAACTGTACCATTAACACCTTTATAAATTTGTGTAGGTCGTGCCAGGGGCTCAGAGTTTTCTATCGCTTGTGCAATTGGTTCAGCTGCATTTTGCGCTTGTTCATAGTCTGATGCTGCACAATAACAATCGGCTCCAAGTTCAAGTTCTCCATACATAGCATAGAGCAATGCACCTGCTGCTATAATTGTTTTTCCGTTCTTCTTTGGTACTTGAACATACGATTCACGAATAACACGAACTGTTTTTCCTTTTTCGTTTTTATGGTACCACCCATACATATTCGCAAAAACAAACATTTCCCAAAGTTCTAATTCCATTAATTGACCTGCAAGTGGTCCTTTAACATGACGAATGAATGACTGAACGAAATCCAACATTTCATTTGCTCGATCTACATCAAACCAAATATCTTTACGCTTTTTCCACTTCTTATAACGTTCTACAGCAAGAATGATCGATTTCGGGTATTTCTTTTTATTACGCATGACATTATTCGCATACTTATCAGCGTAGTTAACACCTGGTGTAATAATCAATTAGATTTCCGCCATTTATTCCGATGAGCCGCTAATTCATCTTTAGGCTCATTAGATTGGGTATTCTCTACATTTTTTGGTGTTTTTTGTACACTTTTCCCCTTATTCGTCATTCCAAGAGATTCTAACATTTTATTCTTTTTATCATTCCAAGTTTCAACTTGTTGAGCAAGTGGATGTTTCATTTCATTTGTTGCTCCAGCCTTGTTCTTATGCGTTTTTGTGGCTGCAAATCCATCAGCTTTCCATTCATCAAACATAGTTTTATAAATGATAAAAGCATCTAAATAATTTTCGATTAATGGTTCGAGTGAAGGTGTGAAATTATCCTCATCAGTCAATAATTTTATGATTCTATTTCGTTCTTCATCCCTTGCAATATCTAGCATTTCCAACTTTTTCTTCTTTGACATTCGAGCCATTTTCACACCCCCCTTCATTTTTTAAAAACGGTGCAACTATTGATGTGCCCCCTACGCTACCTATCCTCCCCAGAGGACAAATTTTATTTTTTGATAGGGGGGCTTCCAAAATAACTCGGAAAAACTTTTTTTGGTTTATCTTCATTTTCTTCTTTGATATGACATTTTGGACAAAGCAACATTAAGTTGTTTATTTCTAATTTAAGTGTTTCATCTTGTTTAATTGGTATGATGTGATGAACATGAGCACTCCTACCAAAGACGAACCTTCCACATCGTTGACAATATCCTTTCTCTCGTTCGTATACTAGAGAGCGAACATACTTCCATGCATCAGTACGATAGAATGGTTTGTTCTCATGATGATAGATATTCTTCTTATCCTTCTTCTTCCTTGGTGGCTTATTGCGCTTATGCTCTTCACAATAACGCCCCTTGCTTATCTTGTTACGGCAGCCATTGAAGTCACAGTATTTCATGATAGTAATTCAATGATGTCTTCTTTCTTTTTAACATCAGTTGGAATCTCAATGCCCAACTCATCGGCATACTCACGTAACTCTTTCACTGTCATGTTACTCAGTACTGGCACTTCACTAGCCACTGTTATATCTTTACCGTTTGCCAAGTCCACACCCATGATCATACTCTCAGGATTAACAGTTACTTTGAATCCTGCTTCTTCACCTGTAGGAACAAATAGACTCTTCTTCTTTTCATTATCCCAATACTCTGTACCTGATATTGTTTTTCTAATTTCTGTAATCATTATTATCTCACTCCTCTTAATCTTACTTTATCAATCACCCACGTCTTACCAATCTTCTTTGCAACAATCTTTCCTTGAGCACAAAGGTTCTTAATATGACCAGGTGAAACATTAAGAATAGATGCAGCTTCATGTACACCAATTACATTGTGTAATAATGTAATCATTTACATTCACTATCCTTATCTAATGAAACGATTGTTGTATTATGACTAAAACAAAAACCACAACTTTTTCCTTCTAATATATTTTCTTTTCCTGTAATCCAAGTCCCACAATCACGGCAAACAAATTTAACTATTTCATCATCAGCAGATTGTTTCTTAATGACATCTACTTCTTCGACATACCAAATGCTTGCATAGTACCTGTTGCCCATTGGTAAAGTTTCGTTCTGTTGTATTACCTTTGTAATTACATATTTTTTGTTTAATGTTTCTAATGCATCGATAACTTGGTGCAATTCCTCTAAGGATGTAATTTGTTTTTTGTACTTGCTCATTTCTTCTTGCTCCTTCTCATCCTTTATCGCTTTCAATTGTGCCATTTCCTTTTCAACCATCTTATCGATGGGATCATGAATTTGTATTGAATTTATTTTTACTTGTTCGTGATTAGTACCTTTGAACTTTTTAAATATCCCAAACATACGAAACACCACCTATATAATTTTTACACAATAAAAGAGTAACCGCATCGCAGTTACTCCCTTTAACTAAGCTACTTATGTGATTTTGTTTTTCTTCCAATCACCGCATTTATTCAAATAGACTACGTGTCTTATACGTCAGTGATTGGAAGAAGAGCAAAAGCTCTCCTTATAGACCGTTTAGTTATTTTTGTATTACGTTACTTACATAATTACAAATAGATTCGTAAGTTCCCTTTGTAATTATTTACTTGTACTATAAACGCCAGTTCATTCAAACAGACATCCATAAAAGTTGCATTCGGTAACCAACCCATAAAAACTTCACGCTTTCTATAAAGATAGAAAAGAGCAACCATGCACCAGTTGCTCTTACGTAAAATTCTATGAAATTACTATAATTCATTTTTTCAATGGGTAACATTCACAGAGCTGAGTGTCATCAAAGTGCAAGTTCTTCCGCAAACTTTATTCGCTTTATAATTTCAGCATGTTTTTTATAAATATAGCTAGAACTGTAATTCATATTCTCAGCTACTTCTTCTAATGTCATTCCGTCAATATACTTCTTTTTAAGTATTTTATTTTCTAAACCTTTGAACTTATTTATTAAATGTACAAGATTTTTCATTTGCTCTTGTTTTATATAAAGTTCACTTTTTATCTTCTCAATTATCTCTTCTATCTTTGCACCTTGTGAATCAGATGTTAAACGTACATCACACAAATCGCCACTGATCCAACGTTTTAATTCAGCTTCTGTTTGTTCTAAATTGTATTCTAAATATGCGATTTCCTCTTCAAGTTTTTGATAATCTTTAAGCCATTTAAACAAGGAATGACTCACCTACTTTCTATTTCAAAGCCTGGGCTTATTTCTTTATACCTCTTCTTTTTAGCTGTATCCTTAGTTGTCCCACGCTCACATTAAACTTATTAGCAATCTTCTTGTATGTCACTCCGTTCTCTTTAAGTTTGACTGTTGTTTCGCAAATTTCATCCCATTGCTCTGTTGTTCTTTGTTTTTGCTGTTCATCAACAACTTTACCACCCAAAAAAGCACCAATTTCATTGAGTCTTTTTTCCTATCTCGCATTTCTTCCAACAATACTGTAAATCACGAGAATACCTATTTTCACAATCATGACAATGATTCTCTAACAGTTTCCCAACTTCCATTCTCGCTTCTTTTTTATTCATATAGCTGTCATTCCTAATTTGTCTACATGATACAAATAATCAACGGCTGCTCTATTTGTTTGTGGTACTATATACGCTCTTTTCTCAAATTCCTCCCTTGGAATAGACTTTCTTCCTCCATCATATAGCATTGATTCGTAATATTCGGCTACTAAGGAAACTGGAACAAAATAAATAACATGGTCCGTTCGGAATTCAATTAAGAAGAAACAAATAGCACCCATTTCTTGTGTATCCTTTAGATAATCAATTTGATGTCTATGTATATATTCTAAAGGGAAACTTGTATTCTTTTCCGTGGATTTCGCCTCAAAATATACCGCTCTACCTTTGTATACACCATCATAATCAACTGTTGATTTCTCTTGCCAATTGCTTTTCGTTATATTTCCTCGTTTATCCGTTTTTAAGACTTTAACTGGTGTAGGTCTTTTATTAAAAACACCTATGTTTGCTGCTTTATACATTCGATTTGTATTATTTAATAAAAGTTCAAACGCCATTCCTCTATTTGCATAACCCACCTAGATTACCTACTTTCTATTTCAAGATTCCACGTTTTACAAATATGTTTCTCCAAGCAGCAGTAACTCTATCTTTCTCAAATTTTTTAGCACGTTTATTAATTGCTTTCTTGAGTTTTCTTTTCTTGCGATTAGCCATTTTTAATACTCTCCTTTTATGTTTAATGCGTTGTCTTTTAAATGAATTACTACGTTGATACTTTTTAATTGCTCGTGTTATTTTTCTAATAGCTTCGATAAGTATTTTTATAAACTCAGTAACGCACTCCCACAATTTTTGTATCCCTTTTTTAAATTGATACATTTCGGGACTATTCATAATTTCTTGAACCATTTTTCTTTGCTCGTCCTTTTTTGGTTCGTTCAATGCTAATTCCATTTGTTTCTTCAACTCATTTATCTTAGAACTATCCATTTGCAACCCTGCTTTCTACTTGAAAACTACAAATCTAATAAAACACGTTTCTTTTCTTTTCTAAGACGTTTTAACATCCGCATGATAAATTGTATTAGGATTGAAAAATATCTTAGTTTCCTCTTAATCTGAAGAGTCATTTTTCAGAAGATAGAATTAAAATAACTTTTTTATTAAAAATTAGTCATTCCACTTAAAATGAATGTAATGTTCGTAGTAAGATCCACCTAAAAGGCTCTTCCTTTCTTCTTTCTTAAATTCAACTTTCACACCGTCCACCAATTCTTGTAACTTTTCTATAAAAATTTTCGAAAGCATCATATGCTTATCTGAATTATCATAACGAATTTGATACTTATAACCTGAATATCCCTTTCCAGCACTTTCGATTATTGTGGCTTCCATTTCCTCTGCAAATTCCAATACTTTTTCATCAATGGCTTTTTCTTGGATTTCTTTCAAATTCTCCACTAAGGACATTTCCATTCTCCCTTTCTTAATAAAAATTCAAAATCTATTAGAATTACTATTTTGCTCACCCAACAAATCTAGTAATTCCTTCATAGATAGTTCATATAATTGTCTGCCATCATTAGCTTTATATATTTGATGTTTATCTATTAATAGGAATATCACTTTTTGTTTCTTAAACTGATATCTATCTACCATCCTAAACACAATCATAATCACCAACACGGAAAATATTGAAAGTGAAAACAATTCACTTCACCCTGCCATGTCTTCTTTAAAAAACAATGGCTCTAAATCTTCTGCAGCAACTTGATATGTTTTAGCAGAATTAACAACACCTACTGTTACAATGTCATCATCTTGATACATTACTGTTAGTGCATTTACATCATCCGTTACCCAGTCACCTGTAATAAACTTACCTGGGATTCTTCCTTTACGTCTGAATACTTCACGCCAACTTTCCATATCAATTTCTTCTGCAGTCGCTAAACGGCACTGATCTATATGATTGAATCCCCATTCTCCTTTAATTGAACCCTCACTTTGCCAAAATCCCCATAATGCCAATTTGTTATGAACGTTATTGTTAACAGCTTTTTCAACTTTTGTAATTTGTGGACCATCTTCAAGCTCACAAACAACCCATTGTCCTTTTATTTCTTTTTGATTTGCTATTTGTAAATTCATTGATTCTCGCTCCATTCTGCTTGTCCTAATGTAATAATCATTTGTCGCTCCAAAACATTTCCTATAACGGCATTCATCCATAAATTAGGATTAATTTTTCTCTTTAAAAATTCAATGACTGTGATTAACTCTTGTGTAGATAATGAAACAAATTCACCTAAAGGCTCTTGATTGAACTTGCCACCACGTTTTTCAATAGTTAGAACCACTTCGTTTTCAATAATGTATCTTTCTGCAGTTACTAAATCGAATTGACGGACCTTCCCACGACCAAACCCTCTTATTAATTCCCTTAGTAAATCGCAAATCAAGCGAAAATCTAATACTTTTAACGTTTGCTCTATTTGTCCACTACAGCTTTTACACAATGTTTTCTCTAAGCCATCAATGTACATATTCCTTTCATCGGTAGGAGGAATAGAATTACCGCAAATATCACACCATTCTCCTACATCAGCAAAGATATCTAGCATGTTAATCGCTCCTATGATTTATATTTGTTTAACACTTCTTGCAGTCTCTCACGCTCTTCATCGGTAGATTGTGAGTTTTGTTTTTCTATTTCTTTTTTTGTTGGTTCTACATCTTCACGTAACCATTCTGGAACAATTTCTTTTCTATTCGAACGCCCCATACCTGATTTATTAAAATTTCTGTTCTTACTCATTTCAAAACGTCTATCTAATGCAGCAACATCATCTAACGTTTTTACTTTTTGTTTTTGCCAATTCTTCAATATCGCTTTTATGTAATTCCATTTAGGTGCATTCTCATCAATTGCTTTATTAGTCGCATGTAAAATTAACTCCCGACCAAATAGATCGCAAAACTCTCCTAATTCCGTAATTGCAATTTCACTTAAAGGAATACCTTTCTCTCTTAAAAAGTTGTAACTGGTTTTAAACTCTTCATCGACTAATACATGTAGTTTTGATTCATCCTTATCATCATGATGATGATTAGTATTTGGTATATTAGTATTTAGTTTATTAGTACTTGGTATATTAGTATTTAGTAGTTCGGGATTTTCCACCGGAGGATTTCCCACCGGTGGTTTTTCCACTGGTGGCTCTTCCACTGGTGGAAAATCCGCCAGTGGAAAAACTTGTGGAACTTCATGAATTATCGTTTCCCAACTGACAATTTTATTGTTATCGTTTCTAATTGGAAGACGTTGTAAATATCCGTATTCTTTCAACTCTTTCATACCACTTCTTAAACTATCAAGACCATCTTTCGCATGTGTAGCTAACTCTTCTCTATAAAATACCCAATCATCCGGAAGTGTAAGGATATACGCTAAAATACCTTTCGCTTTCCATGAAAGCCTTTCGTCTCTTAAACCGGTATTATTTACGACAGAATAATTTTTGTTCTTTTCTACTCTTACAATTCCCATATTCCCTACCTCTCCTATTTGCAAAAAATCAATAAATTGCTATAATACATATTGTTGTTTTTACTTTAGGACCCGTTGCAGCGGGTTCTTTTCTTATACATTTCTTCGAATCGCTTCAACAACTTCTTTTCTTCCTCCTACAGCTTCCAGGCGATCTGCTACATCTAAAACATCTTTACTTTCTTTAGAGGAATCATTTTTTATTTTCTTAAAGTACATGGCTGATAACTCTTTCGATATTTCTAAATCCCTTTTGATTTGTTTTTGATATAAAGCGTGTAATTCAATATAAGCGTTCTTGTTACCATTTCGATTTTCTTGTTCCATTTGCTTATATAAAAGCTGCTGGTTGTGCATACATTCCCTACGCCCTTCTTCTAATTCCATAGCTTTCTCTAAATGTTCCGGAAGAACTCGGTTTTCTGTCCCCATTGTTTAGCACCTCTCTTTCAAGGCGATCACTTTCATCTAGCTTTCGCTCGATAAAAGTACCACCTTTATATAATCCGTACATAAATGCTGCAAACCCTAAACCAAAGATACAGACGTTTTTTACACTTTCTACTTCTGTAATATCCATCAGGCTAAAATGAACACCTTTTTAGATTCTATTTCTTCCGCCAGCTCATTGTTTAAGTACTCTTTAATGTTATTCATCGCTTCAAGCTTCCAAGCTCCACCATCAGCTTCAAACAAGCCACAACGAGCACCTTCACGCATTCTAAAAACGAATTTACTTTCTGGTTGTTCTACTTCAACAAATGTTCTATACGGACTTAATTGAACTGGATTAGGTACTTTTGCATTACCTCTGCTAGCAACCCCTGTTTTAACCATCACAGCTTGCGATACACCATCATCTCCAATTTCTTTTACACCTTCTTCTACGACGGTACCAACTACCTGCAAAACGATATCTCGATGGTTGTTTTGTACAAATCCTGATTGCAACGCAATATTAAATTCTTCCCTGTCATAGAAACTTCCAAAATTAAAGCGTGGAGTAGATGCTTGCGCTTGAATATACGCACTTCTAGCCTTATCTCCATTAACTGCAGTAAAGCAACTTACCGTTGTTGGGTTTACAATATGAATCATTAAAGGTTCAGACGTGTCGAATTCTGATTTTACGTAACCTACTAATCCAGATAAACTACGTACAACAATTTCAGCTGGTGTTGGTTCTTGTACAAGATGTAATCGCTGCGTTGCGTATGTTTGTTCACCAATTCTATGCGTTTCAACTGTTCCAATTTCTAATACCTTCTCAATCGCTTCTCTTGTCATAGTCATTTCAAATTCCTCATTTCTTAATTTGATTTAGTTTTTAAATAATCGATAACTACCGTTTGTTTATCTGCCGCTTTATTATGTTCCACCGATTCCGCTTCCTCTACAGGTTGTCCAACATCTGTCTTCACATCACCTTGTAAATCCATATAGAATTGACCTTTAACCCCAGAAGCTAATTCTTGACCAACTAAATTACCATTTTGATCCGTATCTAAAAGAATCTTAGATTCTACGGCTTCCGTCGGTACAAGTTTTGAAGTTGCTTGCACTTGGCAATTCCATACTTCACGTTTTTGATCACCTGTAAATGAAAGCGTTAAAACTATCTTTCTTGCTTTTTTGGGATCAGTATTTAAGTCATACATATTTTCCATTACACGTTCAAATTCTTGATGAAATCTTTCAGAAAGTGCTCCATCAGCAAATGTATTTAAATCAATCATGACTTCCATTTCTTTTCTCACCTAAACCCTTCTTAATTAAAATTCAACATCCACTTGTATTTCGATATTCATAGGGATTTCTTGAGCCACAATAATTGAATTAGAGCTTATCCCTTTTTTAATCAACTTTTGAACTCCCTCTTTTGCAGCATCTTTTGTTTTGTATCCGTAAATACTTGGTAAATTAGATAAACCAGTAACTATTACTAAAATTTGTTGTTGCATGTTACTTCCTCCTATTGAATTTCTGCCATATTTATTTGTGCATTTGTAGATGTAATTTCTTCATCTAAAACAGTTGGAATTGAATATTCTTCATTAATGATTTGAATTGCTCTATCTAAATGATGACGTTTAATAGCTTTATAACTGTTCACACCAAACTCTCTATGTAGTTGACTATAAATATCGCTATATAGCTTTCTTCTAAGGCTAATATCCTTATATGCATTAGAATCCTTGCCACCTAGTAAAAGTACCCCTAGCTTCCTTACAACTTTTGATATTTCATCACATTCAACTGCATATAAAGGAGCATTTTCACGTAAGTCCTTCACATCAGATTTAATATCCCGGATTTCCTGAGTATGACCTTCCAGAGCTTGAAAAGTTAGTTTTAAAACACCCATTGGGTCTGTAGGTATTTTTTGCTGATTTTGTATGTGTTTTTTCATGCGTTTAAATTCTTCAATAAACTTAATTTTCATTTGAACAGCTTCTTTTGTGTTGTATCCCATGACAACTAGTGTGAAAGCTTCTTCTGTCAAATCGAATTTAGGTATTCTTTTATTTTGCGAATTAATGTAAGAGGACTCGTGAAAATTTACTTGTCCAAATTCTTTACCTGCATATCCAATTTGTTTTCGGATATCTTTCAGAACATTGTAATGATCTTTTCCAAACATATCTGCAATCATTAAACTGTCCGTTACTACCTCACCATTAACTTCAAATACTAATTGACTATTTACTTGTTTTTCATTTACTACTGTTAATTGATCCATAACTTTTTCCTCCTATCTATACACTTGGAATGATTTTAGTTTGATTTGCATAGCGATGTATCAAATGCAATTCACTACTTACTTTTTTAAAAATCAACCAATTTTCCGGATTCAAATTGTATGATTGGATATGAATCTTTTCTTTCTTAGTGGGCTTTTTACCGTTCTTCAATTAACTCGCCTACTTCCCTTAATAAGATTGCATCAATATTTTCTAACTCTATATGTACCGGATATTCTTTTACTCCTTCACAGTTCCAATTGATTGCAGTTGTTTTCCCATTTTCATCTTTTCCGATTTTGAATTCTTTAGCTGTAAAATTAATTGTTGCACCTGATTTGAAAATTACTGTTACTTTTTTCACTTCATACATCTCCTTATAGCTCGTCGAAAAACTTAGAAAGAAATAACTTCATTTCATTCGCTTTAAATAACCAGCGATTATTTTTTTGTTTAGCAAATTCTTGTACACGAGGATCACAAACTACATATTCCATTAACCAGTCATAACTTCGACTAGTTTCATATTGAAGTCTTTTCATATCCCACCAAGTACCAACTCCCATATCCGCTAACCTTTCATTAACTTGACGAGAAACTTCTTTTTGCAAGTAGGCATCATCAATTATGACTTGCACTGTCGCTGCCATTATGAAGCCTCCTTCACATCTAAAATTTTCATGATTTTTTCTCTTACTTTTTTTCCGTTCCTTTTTCCTGAAAGAATATCGGATAGATACGGATTTGAAATATCTAACATTTCTGCTAAATCCTTTTGCTTCATATCATTGATTATCAGCCATGTTTTAACTTTAATTTCGAATGCATTATTATCCATGCTTTCTCCCCTTCCTATTTTATTAGCTAATTTTTTAGCTTTTTATTGACATTATCTATCCTGAAAGTTAGAATTAAGACATAGCTAATAAACCTACATTAATAGCCTTTTACGTTGGGGAACGTGGTATGACGGCTTTATTCAGTAGTGTTTCGAGAGCTAAATAAATAGCTTATGAACACATAATACTATCCTGAAAGTAAGAAGTCAACAATTAAATCTAACCTTTAGGATAGAGTGTGTTTTAGCTTGAGATAGGTGGAAACAAATGACGTTATTTGAAAAAGTAAAAGAACTGGCTTCTAATCAAGGACTATCAATGGCTGAATTAGAAAGGCGCTTAGACTTTAGCCCTAATACTTTATATAAGTTAAAAACACAAAAGCCATCAATAGATAGAATAGAAACTATAGCTCAATACTTTAATGTGTCAACAGATTACTTGTTAGGGAGAACCGACAAGAAATACTGGGAACTAAACGAAAAAGAAGAGAAGGATATACAAAAGAAATTAGAAGAATTAATAGAGGATATGAGTAAATCTGAAGCACTCGCTTTCTCTAAAGACTCTGAACCAATGTCAGAGGAAACTAAGCAGTTACTACTTGTATCATTAGAAAACTCTCTTAGATTAGGGAAACAAATGGCTAAAAAGAAATTTACACCTAATAAATACAGAAACGAATAGTGATGGGAGCGGATCTGGTTGGTTTCAAAACAACAAATCAATTTAAAAATAGACAAACTACTTAGACAATATAACACCAGGGATCCATTCCTCATTGCTGAAGAAAAGGGGATTATAGTCATCACAGAAGACTTAGGAGATATTTTTGGATACTATCACAAAATATCTCGTATCCCCTTTATTCATATTAACGAACGACTTTCATATCAAAATCAAGTCTTCACCTGCTTTCACGAATTAGGACATGCTATCTTTCATCCGAATGAAAATACACCTAGATTATCTAAGGTATCGCTATGTTCTGAAATCCGTATAGAAGCCGAAGCAAATTACTTTGCAACAAGATTTCTTATCGATGGAAGTCATCATGATTACTACATACAAACCAAACAAGAATTATTACAACATTACGGAATACCCAAACAAATGGAAAGATTCATTTGAATTTACACCGTTAACAAAAGGACATTCTTTATAAATAGAATGGAGTGATTACAATGGCTAGTTTTAGAAAACGTAAAGACAAATGGGAATACCGAATTAGATACAAAGAGATGGGGAAATACAAAGAAACCTCTAAAGGCGGATTTAAAACAAAAAAGGAAGCTCAATTAGCTGCTGCTAAAGTAGAAGAAAAATTAGCAACCGGGGGCAATTTGAAGGATAGTAAAATAACATTCAACGAATACCTTTACGAATGGTTAAATACCTACAAGAAAGGTAATGTAGCTCCCAGAACTTATATGGTCTACGAGAAAAACATTAGACTTCATATTTTACCTGCGTTCGGAGAATTAAGGTTAAAAGATTTAACTAGGATTAAATACCAAAAATTTATTAATGGTCTAATGGAAAAGTACAGTAAAAAAACAGTAGAAACAATTAATGTCACAATGCATCATGCTTTAGATATAGCCGTCAACGAGCTTGGGATTTTAGAAAAAAATCCTACTTCCAAAATAAAATTAAGAACGACACGTGTAACCTCAAAGGATGATGAAATAAAATGTTATGACATAGACGAATTACAACAATTCTTAAATTATGTTCTTAAAGAAAAAGGCGGATTCAAATACTTCTCCCTATTTATGTTTCTCTCTCGAACAGGATTACGTATTGGGGAATGTTTAGCCCTCCAATGGGAAGATGTAGATTTTGAGGAACAGAAGCTATTCATTAATAAAACATTAATCAATACCAAAAGAAGTGAAAAAATTTTATTCGGTCCACCTAAAAATAAAAGTAGCAAACGAACAATTTCTTTAGATCCTTCTACTATATCTCATTTAAAGAAAATGAAGATAGAGCAAAATAAACAAGTTCTAAAGAATGGAAAATACTATAAAGATTACAATTTCGTGTTTACACATGAGGATAATTCCTGTATGCTACACCCATCAAGCCTAAAGTTTCTTTTAGAAGCTAGTAAGAAAGGTAATTTCAAATATATTACCTTGCACGGATTTAGACATACACATGCTGTCCACTTATTACAAAGTGGGGCAAATATAAAATACGTATCAGAACGTTTAGGGCATTCCTCCATAGACATGACAGCGAATGTTTATCTTCACATTACTAAATCTATGGAGGAAACTGCCGTAAACCAATATGACGAGTTTTTAAAATCTCGTGGGCAAATTGTGGGCAAGCATTTTTAG